CCTCGACAAGCCCGAGAAGATCATGTCTTCGGAGTACGACCTCGTGTTCGTCGACGAGGCCACCGAACTCACCAAGACGGACTGGGAGTCCATCAGCACCCGACTCCGTAACGGGGTCCTGTCGTGGCAGCAGCAGATCGCCGCATGCAACCCGTCGCATCCGACGCACTGGCTCAAGCGGCGCGCCGACGACGGCACTGCCCGCATGCTCGTCTCCCGGCACAAGGACAATCCCGCCTACGTCAACACGGACGGAACGCTCACGGCGAAGGGCGTCGACTACTTCGCGAAGCTCGACAAGCTCACCGGCGTCCGAAGGCTGCGGCTCCGCGACGGGAAGTGGGCGGCGGCCGAGGGGCAGATCTACGAGGCGTGGGACGACGCGATCCACATGGTCGACGCGGTTAAGCCGACGGCCGCGTGGACGCGATGGGGCACGGTCGACTTCGGGTTCACGAACCCGTTCGTCTATCAGGACTGGTGGGAGGATCCCGACGGCCGCCTGTACCTGGCGCACGAGATCTACTACACGCGCCGCCTCGTCGAGGACCACGCGAAGAACATCAAAGACCTGCTGTTCTACCCGTCCGGGCAGCCCCGCGGGCAACTCCCGCGCACGATCTACGCGGACCACGACGCGGAGGACCGGGCCACCCTGGAGCGCCACTTGGGGCTACCGACGCAGGCCGCGGCAAAGACGGTCAGCGATGGGATTCAGGCGGTCCAGGCCCGCCTTCGGGTGCAGGAGGACGGGAGGCCGCGCCTGTTCATCGCGCGTGGGGCGCTCGTGGAGCGGGATCCGGAGTTGGAGTCCGCGTCTTTGCCGGCCTGTGGGTCGGAGGAGATCGCGGGCTATGTGTGGGCGGTGAAGCCGGGCAACAGCGGCGGTCTGAAAGAGGCGCCGGTAAAGGAGAACGACCACTCGATGGATGCGATGCGGTACATGGTTGCCGCTCGGGATCTCGGTGGTCGTCCGCGAGTGAGGTGGCTGTGATGAGGAACCTTCAAGTGAACCCCAAGAAGCTGAAAGATTTGCGGCCAGCATCCATGTTGACAGGAGGATTTACACTCATCACAGCAGGATGCTGGAATATCTTCGGTACAGGGGTTGGTCTCATCTCCGGAGGACTCCTCACCTGCGTCCTGCAATGGGTGCTCGACAGCGACTGACGTGAGGGAGGTGCCGAGTGGGAAGAACCCTCTTCGGCTCCCTCGCCAACGCAGTCACCACCCTCCGCACCCCCGACCTGCCCATCCCGTACACCAGCCGCGCACAGTCGTACGGAATGTTCGGCGCCCGCCGCGACGCCGAAGGCCAGATGCGCGCCATGTCCGCGGTGTCTACGCTCTTCGCGATCGTCGACCGCACCTCCAACGCCACCGCCCTGGTCGACTGGAAGCTGTACCGCAAGGCCAAGTCGGGCCGCGACGAGGACCGCGTCGAAGTCACCTCCCATGCCGCCCTCGACCTATGGCGGAAGCCGAACGGGTTCATGCCGCGGCAGGAGTTCGTCGAGTCGTCCACCCAGCACTACGACCTCACCGGCGAGAGCTGGTGGGTCATCGGCCGCAACCCCGCATCCACGCTCCCGCTCGAACTGTGGCCCGTCCGCCCCGACCGCATGGCCCCGGTCCCGGACCGCGAGCGTTTCCTCAAGGGCTACATCTACACGGCGCCCGACGGCGAGCAGGTCCCCCTCGAACTCGACCAGGTCATCCAGCTCCGCCGGCCGAACCCGCTGGACCCGTACCGCGGGCTGTCGCCGGTGCTGTCGATCCTCCCCGACCTCGACACGTCGCGGTATGCGGCCGAGTGGTCCCGTGCGTTCTTCATGAACAGTGCGCAGCCCGGCGGGATCCTCCAGTTCGACCAGCGTCTGTCGGACCAGGAGTTCACCGAGCTGCGGGACCGGTGGGCCGAGCAGCACAAAGGGGTGGCGAACGCGCACAGGGTGGCGATCCTCGAACAGGGCAAGTGGATCGACCGCACCATCAGCCAGCGGGACATGCAGTTCGTCGAGCTGCGCGGTGCGACCGCCGACCGGGTCCGTGAGGCGTACGGCATCAGCAAGTCCGCTATCGGTGACTTCGAGGACATCAACCGCGCCAGCGCCCTTGCGGCCAAGGCGTGGTTCGCGGAGCAGCAGACCATCCCTCGCCTGGAGCGCATCAAAGCCGCCCTGAACTTCGAGCTGCTGCCCATGTACGGGCGCAGCACGGATGGCCTGGAGTTCGACTACTGCGACCCAGTGCCCACAGACGTCGAGACCGAATCGGTGCAGCTTGCCGCGCGCGCCAAGGCAGCGAAGGAACTCGCGGAAGCACAGCTGTGGGACGCGGACGACATCCTCTCCGCGGTCGGCCTACCGGCGATGCGTCGGGCCCCCGCGCCCATGCTGCCGACGGCCGCTCCTGGCGCTCCTGCGGCGTCGTGGGATGAGGCGGTCGCTGGGCTGTTCGGCCGTGCGCCAAGCCTGCGCAACGCCAGCACCGACCCGCTGGAGCAGATGCAGCAGGACCACGACACCGCCCTCACCGTGCTGCTCACCGACTTCGCCCCGATCGACGACGCGTGGATCGACGAGCTCGGCACCCAGATCGAGCAGGCCATCAACGACGACGACACGGCAGCGCTTGCCGCGCTCACCCTCGACTCCAGCCGCGCCGCCGACACCGTACGGACCGCGCTTGCGACTGCGGCGCAGCAGGCCGCAGACCGGATGGCCGACGAAGCCCGCAAGCAAGGCGTGACCGTGACGGCCCCGCAGGTCGACGAGTCGGTGACCGCACGCCTGCGCCCCGGGCAGATCGTCAACTTCGGTGACGAGCTCGGCGCGATCGCTACTGCGGTCGCTTCGCTCATCGCCTCTGGCCTCGCATCAACGGCTGCACAGGAAGCGGTCCGCCGCTTCGTCCCCGGCGTGTCCGGGTCCGACGTCGCGAACGCGGTGAAGAACACGCTCCGCAAGATCAAGGGCGTGTTCAAGCGGGACCAGCTCGGCGGTGCCATCCACCGCGCGCAGAACACCGGCCGCATCGCCACCCTCGAAGCCGCACCGCCTGCACGGTGGGTCGCCAGCGAGAAGAACGACTCCAACACCTGCCCCCCGTGCCGCGCCATCGACGGCACCGACTTCACCTCGCTCGCCGACGTGACGGCCGCCTACGGGGCCGGCCCGTACCACGCGTGTGAGGGCGGCATCCGCTGCCGGGGCACGGTCACCGCTTTCTGGGACACGACGGGGGGCAACGGATGACGCTTCTGACGCTGTGCCCCGAGTCTCAACTTGCCTATTCGGCAACGTGGTTGACCTGCGGAAACGGTAGAATCGGGCGTAACAACAATGGACCCCGGCGAGTGCTACGAACACTCCCGGGGCGTGGCCGATCTGCTGAGGAGATCGACGTGACCCAGGTTACCCCTGCCTGCGTGAAGGCGACCGCGAAGTTCCCCCAGGGGCGCACTGGCACCCCGGCCGGATACGCGGCACATCGGAAGAGCGGCGAGATGGCATGCGAGGCGTGCCTCGCCGCTTGGACGCTGAAGTGCGCCGAGCAGAAGCGGAACGCTGCGCCGGAAGATCGGGAGCGGTGGCGGCAGGCGTCGCTCGCCTCGGCCCGTCAGTCGCGCACCAGGAAGGCGGCAGACGCTGCCCGCGGAGACGCCTGCGTTGAAGGTCTTCGCGGTACCGCTGCTGGTTACGAAGCGCACATCGCGGCTGGACAGCGGCCGTGCAATCCGTGCCGTCAGTCGCCGTCCGAGCCCGGCGCAGCCTGCGCTCGTCCGACCCTCAGGTTCCCGGCTGGACGTCTGGGCACGGCGGCCGGATACCAGGCACACAAGGACGCAGGAGAGGCGCCATGCATTCAGTGCATTACGGCATGGTCTGCCAAGAGCATTGAGCGTCGCCGCAACTTGCCTCCTGAGGAACTGGAGCGCTACCGCCAGGGGAACGCTGAAGCGTCTCGGCGTAGGCGGGTGCGGAGCCCCGAAGCCGTGCGAGCCAGCAAGCACAGGCTTCTGGCGAAGACGCGGACCGCAGTGCAGGCGGCCAAGGACAAGCCATGTGCCGATTGCGGAGTCCAGTACCCCTACTACGTCATGGAGTTCGACCACCTCGACGCGGACACGAAGGAGTTCAACGTCAGCGCGGGTGTCACCAGCCGGAGCTACGAGCGGCTCATGGCCGAGATCGCCAAGTGCGAAGTGGTCTGCGCCAACTGCCACGCCGAGCGAACTCACCAGCGAAAGCAAGCCCGGAAGGGGGCGCAGGTTGATGCCGTTTGACCCGTCGAAGGTCCGGGCTCGTCTCGCGTCCGAGAAGAAGTGGTACAGCATCAAGAACCTCGCGGGCGGCGAGGCCGACGTGATGTTGTACGGAGAGATCGGCTGGCTCGGTACGACGGCCGATGAGTTCGTACGGGACCTGATGGGCCTCAACGCGTCGCAGATCAACCTGCACCTGTCGAGCCCTGGTGGTGGGGTGTTCGACGGAATCGCGATCATGAATGCGCTTCGGTCACACCCCGCGAACGTCACGGTCTACGTCGACTCCCTCGCCGCGTCCATCGCCTCCGTCATCGCCATGGCCGGAGACCGGATCGTGGTGCGGCAAGCCGCAGAGTTCATGATCCACGAGGCCAGTGGGTTGTGTGTCGGTAACGCCTCGGACCTTCGGGAGCTTGCTGACCTGCTGGACCGGCAGTCGGACAAGATCGCCGGGATCTACGCAGCGCGCGCAGGCGGAAGCGTCGAAGACTGGCGCGCTGCCATGGCGAAGGAGACCTGGTACTCCGCTCAGGAAGCTGTGGACGCCGGGCTCGCGGACGAGATCGATGAGCCGTCCAAGCAGGACCAGGACGCGCCCGACGAGATGGCCGTGGCCGCGTCGTGGGACCTGTCGGTGTTCCGGTACGCGGGCCGCGAGGAGGCTCCCGCACCGGAGCCAGTGGCCTCGGCCGAGCCGTCGCTGACGATCAGCATCGAGGGCGCCGTCGACGAGGACCTCGTGGCGCGACTGCGCGCCGCAGTGCAGGCCCCAGCCGAAGCCGAGCCCGCCATCGAGCCGGAGCCCGTGGTGGAGCCAGAAGTCCCGGCCGTCCCCGAGCCGGTAGCCGCTGTGGAACCTGCCGAGCCTGAGCCGGTGGACGAGTGGGCGGGCGCCTTCGCCCACCTCCTCGAACCCGATCCCGACCCGTGGGCGGCAGCGTTCGCCCACCTCACCAACCCTGAAGCGTCGTCCAGCGCGGCGACGGAAGCCTGAAGGAGGCACCAGTGGCAACACCCACAATCCCGCGCGACGCCGACGAGCTCGCCGACGCCCTCGGCGACACTGCGACGCTGAAGGCCATCGCGAAGGACAAGGACAGCCTGCAAGAGTTCATCACCGGCTACGCGAAGGCGCAGTCGTCGAAGGACCCCGGGATCGCGGATCAGATCCGTGACGAGACGCAGCGGCAGTTCGCGGACATCCTTCGCGACGACAAGCTCCTGAACAGCATCAACCGTCTCAACCTCGACCCGACGGCGCCGCCTGTCGCCCGGTCGAAGCACTACAACGCGAAGGCCCCGGGCGCGGCCCTCGACAAGACGTACGGGAACTGGGGCGACTACCTGTCCCTGACGTGGCAGGGCGCGAACACGCAGGAGTCCCTCGCTGCGCGCTCGGACATCAAGAAGATCCAGAACGCGTTCGGCAGCACGGTCCCGTCCGACGGCGGGTTCCTCATCCCCGAGGTGCTCCGCGCCGAACTCCTGCGCGTCGCGCTGGAGATGGCTGTGGTCCGCTCCCGCGCCCGCGTCGTGCCGATGGAGTCCCTCACCGTCCCCTACCCGATGATCGACAACACGTCGAACGCATCGTCGGTCCACGGCGGGATCGTCGGCTACTGGACCGAGGAGGGCGGCTCCCTCACCGACAGCAGCCCGACGTTCGGCCGCATCGAGCTCATCGCGAAGAAGCTCACGCTCTACTCGGAGATCCCGAACGAGCTGTTCCAGGACAGCATCATCAGCCTCGAACAGTTCATGAACGAGAGCTACCCGGAGGCCCTCGCCTGGTTCGAGGACGTCGCGTTCACCGACGGCAACGGAGTCGGCCAGCCGCTGGGCTACCTCAACGCCCCCGCAGCCGTCACCGTCGCCAAGGAGTCCGGGCAGAGCGCGGGCACGATCCTGTGGGAGAACATCGTCAAGTGCTACTCCCGCATGCTCCCGGCCTCCATCGGCCGCGCGGTGTGGGTCGCGCACATCGACACGTTCCCGGAGCTCGCCACGATGGCCCTGTCCGTGGGCACCGGCGGGTCCGCAGTGTGGATCGGCAACGGTGACGGCGCGGGCGCGCCCCCGGTCACGATCCTCGGCCGCCCCGTCGTGTGGACGGAGAAGGTCTCCTCGGTCGGTACTGCGGGTGACATCAACTTCGTGGACTTCGGTTACTACTTGATCGGTGACCGGCAGGCCATGCAGTCGGCCACCAGCACCGAGTTCAAGTTCGGCAACGACAAGACCGCGATGCGGGTCATCGAGCGCGTCGACGGCACTCCGTGGATCAAGTCCGCGATCACCCCCCGCAAGGGCGCCAACACCCTGTCCCCGTTCGTCAAGGTCGCCACCCGCTGATTCCCAATCCCTGGCCGGGCATTGAAACCCCCGGCCGGGGCTAACCCCAGGGCGGCAGTAACGCCCCGCCCGGAAAGGCAACATCATGGGAGCAATGGAAGGGCTCGCAAGGGTCTTCAACCCTGTGCCGATCGCGGCAGGTGCGGCGCTGTCGCTTCGCGATGCGGGCGGCGTGACGTTCCTCTGCACAGGCAACGACACGTTCACCATCACCGT